CATCCTTTCTCATTTTATGCGTCATAGTAAATATCTGCGTCATACGGCAGCTCGTCGCTAAACCGATCGCTGTACTGCCAGATGCGCACACGCCCCGGATACTCATCGCTGAGATCGTCTTGACTGTTGTACTGAGCGGACCAGAGCGGCACGTAGTCCGGCAGGCTGTCTACGTCGATGTAGTGCGCGCCATCTTTTGACAGCCAATTCCATGCCGCATAGATCCCCTCGTATTGGTGACCGTAATCGGTCAAGCGATTCAGGAATGCCATGCACGTTTCCGTGACGTCCCCGGTCGTCATACGCGTACTTTCCGCGTCATACCAAATACCAAGCTCCGGCGTCTCGCCGCGCAAGTACTCTGTGAGCCACGCGGCCACGGTATCAGCTTCACGCATGGCTTCATCGTGCGTGCAAGCATGGGCGTAGTAATACACACCATACTTGAGCCCATACTCGACAGCGTGGTTGACATGCTCAACAAACATGCTGTCCAGTGTGTCGCGCTCACCGAGCTTGATAATGACGCCCTCGATGCCCGCATCAATGAGTCCCTGCCAGTTTACATTTTCCTGCCAAGCTGAAATATCTACTACTTTCATACAAATCATCCTTTCTTCGGATATGGAGACATCTCAAAAAAGGGATGCCTCCATCTTATTGACTTCATCCTCGTAAAAATGTACCTCTCTGGCATGGGCGGCAAATCGCGCAAATGCATCATAGAGTGTATGCCACATCAGCGCATTCATCTGACATGCTTTCATTTCTCACTCACTTCCTTTTGCACCGTCTTGCAGATATAGCCGCTCAGACCGCCTGCAATGCCCGTCAGCAGTTCTGCGGGCGCGTCTAGTACAATACCTGCCACAAGCGCGACTGCAAGGCCGCCTACAGCAATCATGTCTGTTGTGATCTTCATCATTTATCATCTTCTTTCGTACATGGCAGCTCATTAAGCTCATTGTACAGCTGAGTGACTAATTCATTTCAACCTAAGTTGTTATGTGCATGCACATCACTCTTTGCTGATATGAGGAAGCTCGAGTACTTCCTCATAAACTTTCGTTACAAGCCCATTGCCGCCGAGGTTGTGATACGCCTGATACATCAAGCTCATATTCTCCATGTCTCTGAACGAAATGAAGCCCTTCTCTTCATGACATGTCGCTGACTGAATGATACGGTCGCGAAGAACAGCACACAACCCATCGCGAATGGCTTTACTCTCATGCTCGTGTTCTTCCTTTGCTGCTCGACGCTCTTCTTCTTGGAGCTGACGTTCTCCCTCGACTTTCTTATCACGTTTGTGAAGCTTGTACATGTACAGGCCACCAGCGAACGAGAAAGCCGATGACAGAAACGTCCCTACTACACCTATATAGTCCATATCGTATCTCACTTTGATTCAGGTGCAGTGTCGGTCGTTGACTCCTGCTTCTTCTCCGGATCCGGATCCGGCTTATATCTGACGCATTTGACATTCTGGCACGTGCCATTCTCGCGAAGTGGCTTTAAGCAACGGATACAACGTTTCGTAACTTTGAAATAGTCCATAGCTTTTTCCTTTCTCTATCTTCAAGATAGTCAAAACACGGGCGCGCGCTATTATTTTAACGCGCGCCATGCTTGTCTTACTTATCGAGCGCGGCATAGTCCGCGTCGTACTTCTCATTCAGCGCCGCGAGCTCGTCTTTAATAGCGTCCATTGTATCCGCGTCCTCACTCATAGCGGCGTCAAGATACTGCGCAGACAGCTCTTGCTTATCGCTCGTGTAGCGGCTATCTAATTCAGCGAGAGCGGCGGCTTTCTTCTCGTCTGCCGTCGGCTCTTTTTCCGGCACTTTAGGAGCCGACGTCGTAGCCGACGAGCTGGAAACAGTAAACGCATTGTCAGGATATTTTTCGCGCGCCGCGTCTAACACGTCGCGGAATTTTTCAGTAGTTTCGTCATAGTATACGGCGGTAACTTCCTGCCCGTATTCGTCATTAACAAGTAAAAACATAATATACGATCTCCCCTTATTAAGCAGTACGTTGCCAGATATAGCAGACTAAGTACGGCGGCATATTGTTATGAGCCGTGCCGTCGCCTGTATTGTCAGTCGTAAATGTATGGTTGTGGTTGCCGGAGGTAGAAGTCTTAAAATTTGTACCGCCGTCATAGTCGCATATAGTATCATGGCTTCCGCCTTCACCATTCGGGTCTGCGCTACTTAGATCTATGTTTCTTGATACCTGATGTGTATGGTTGCCATTCGTACTAGTCGTTCCTGTATGACTATGAGCAGGCATTTCGGCGGCAGTCAATGTATGCGTAGCTTCGCCGCCGGTTGCTCCTGCTTTATATGTGCTATCGTCTGCGCCGAGAAGCATACGTCCTTGACTGATCCGCTTCCACGTACCGACGCCAAAAAGATCCGCCGGGTTCGTCGCGCTCATGCTCATATAGATACTGCCTACCGGATAGATAACGTCTATAACAGTAGCTTTTTTGAGATAGGTATTCGCGATATTTGCGCCGTTGCCGTCATTCACTGCGTTACCACTGATATTAATGCCCCACGTACCACTAGCTCCTGTGCCTGTCTTTGTCGGCGCATAGTTATTATAGTTCCTGCTGTCGAGTACAACGTCGGTTGTATTATTATCGCTCCGCAAGTTAAGTAAGTCCTCGCCATTCGATAAGCGCTTACCGACTGCGCCGAGGAACTTCGTTTTAGACGAGAACCGGACGCCACTTATATTGTCGTCAGATGTCTTCTTGACTTCTGGAAGGGCGTTCAAGTCTGTTGACGCAAACGTAATTTTGCCTGTTGTCGTGTCTCCTGCTTTCTTAACATAAGTACTCGCGATATTTGCGCCGTTACTATCATTTGTGGCTTTTGTCGCGCTGTTGACTGTTACATTGATACTCACGTCGTTCGTACCGTCGAAAGAAGTACTACCCGTCGCATTACCCGTGATATTAATTTTACGCGCAGTAGACAGCTTACTTGCTGTATCCGCATTGACCAACGTGACATTGATAGACGCGTTAGCCGTGCCGTCGAAGGTAGTACTGCCAGCGGCTTTGCCGGACAGGGACAGCGTACGCGGCGTCGCGAGCTTTGTAGCCGTAGAAGCGTTGCCGTTCAACGTGCCCGTGAACTTCGGTGCGACGACGGTGCCGGGAAAGCTCGTGTTGCCGCTCTCGTCGAGTATCTTCGCCGTCCTTACAGCATTCGTATAGACGCCGGTGTACTGTCGCGCGACGATCGCTTCATCACCATCATTAGCCGTTTCTAGTGCAAGTTCGCCCGCATTTTCGGCACCAGAGACACGGATACGTGCGCTATCAGATCCACCCATCGACGCTTCCGCGATATTCGCGCTCGCACCGGTCGCGGCTGTCGTGACGACTTTTGTAGCCGTCGCGGCATTACCGGCGATGCCGGTCTTGTGTGCGCCGGGATCGACTTTATGATCATCGAGCTCTTTGCCGCGCGCGTCAATCATTTCTTTCAGCCGTGCATCATTCGACATCGACTGCGACATCGCCGCATTCTGCAAGTCATAGCGGACAGGATCGTTCGCGATGTATTGCGGAAAGCCGCCTGTCTCGAATGGCTGCGTATCATCAACACCGTTCGCAGGTCGGTTTTGGTTGCCGATCGTATCTGGAAAAGTCTTCTTCCATTTTGAATTTACTGCTTTACTCATAATTTCACATCGCTCCAGTCTTCTTGATGTGTGCTAAACGTGTATGATCCATCGAATTTTATATCGCCGTTCCAGCTGTAACCGAGATACACGTTAAGCCCCAGATGTGCCGGTCTATATGTTACGATCGCGCTCTTCATCAATTTACGCGCGCTCTCGTCATTCACGGCCGCATAGACATTGAAATAATACCGGTCGTTATGCTCTTCGACGTAGCCGCTGCCGTACGTGTTAATGATCTCGTTCATCGCGTCAATAGTCGATGTCTTTAAGCCGCGCAGACGATACAAGATATTCGCGCGCCTATATTCATCCGTAGCATCTTTATCCGGATACAACTCTAAGACTTGTTCCCATAGCGATAAGCCCCAGGTCGCAGTCGGAACGTACAGTTGCGCGAATACGTCTTTGATCTCGTCGCGTACACGCTCGTGTTCTAAGCTCTCTGCATCGCATACTGCTTTGAGCTCTACGTCTTTACGCAAGAATTCCGGCAGATATTCCGTTATATCGACCTTACCTTGACGAATGAATTCTTCGCCCCAATTCTTCGTCATGATGCACTCAACTCCAGTTTACCGAGGCGCGGCAGCTGGTCCGCGCTGATCGTTATATTCGTGCTCTTGCCGTTAAGCGTCAGTGCGCTATAGTCTTCTACGAGTCCTGTATTCAGGATGATGCGGCCTACCTGCGCGACGCTGACAACATTGTCCTCGTTGAAGCCTTTATTGATGAAGTACTGAGTCAATGCTTTCTGGCACGCTGCATAATAGCCATTGTCTGTATTCCGTACTTTAAGCGTAGCTTTCACGTTGATCGGGATATACGACGGCGTAACGACTGTCACCGTCGCGCCGATCGGCCTGACGCTCTCGATGTAGTCTTTGCAGTTCTTGACGACTTCATCGCTGCATCTATTCCGGTCAGGTCCGATGATCAACACTTTTACTGTTCCCGGCCCTGCCCATAGCGGGATAACTTTCGCTTCACCGACGTTCGGCACTGCGAGCGCCCAGTGCTTGTAATGATACGCATTGCCGGACGTAGCAGGCTCGCGCACGTACGCGAGATAGCGTGTGCGCAGTGTTTCGTCATCTTCGGCAGCAGCGCCGTCATGCGTGCCGAGCGGGTTATCTACGCGCGATACTCCCGGCACGCTCATCGGGATATGCACGATAGTATGAGCTGCTATGTTACAAGCCGCGCCCGCGCCGACGGATGTGACACTCACTTCGACTGATCCCGCTGCGCCGATCGTGACAGCCGTGTCTGTCGCGAACTGGATCGAGCCGTCCTTCGTATCGAATAGCGTTCCCTTCGGCACATAACTGCCAGCAGATCCGTATACAACGACGCGGCCGACTGCGTGCGTCGTTGCTTTACGATCGACGCCAAACTCTGACGCGATCGCAGTCAAATAGTCGCCCCAGGCCGTCGTTCCGTATGCTGCCTGTATCATCAACGCGATCTCTGCCTTCGCGTTCTCGAATTCGACTGAGTTCGCGCTGATCACGTCGCGCGCGAAACTACCTTCCATTGTCGCCTTATCGGATACTTTATTCATCTCCGACACCATGCGCGACTGGATGTCATCTTTATATTCCATCTCGAATGCCAATTCTATTTTCACTTCCTGTTTATATCGTCACGCTCGTCGATGTCTCGCCGTAGATGCTTTCGAGATCTACGTCGATGACGAGCTTATCTTTCTTCCGCTCCGCGATCTCGACCGAGATCACGCGCTTAATATACGGGTTCAGCGCGAGACATGTTTTAATGTCGCGAATGATAAGCTGCGCTGTCGCGACCGTGTTCGGATACTTGCCGATATATTCTTCAAGATCGACGCCATAAGGTGAGTCGATATCGAGTTCACCATGACGATAGCATTCGTATCTGTATCGCTGTGTCTTGAGTGCTTTATAGATCCAGACTTTCAGCGCTTCATTCTCCGTTACGGTCACATGATGCCCGCGCGTGTCGAGTAAAAAGCGGTCGTTCTGGAAGTCCCAGGCGTATTCCTGCAATAGCGGCAGGTTGTCCGAAGCCGCGCTCACTGTGTTCGAAGCATCGATCGTGATAAAAGGGTTTGCCATCCTTTCACCTCCTATCAAAACGCCCGGCGATCCGGCCGGACGATCTTGTCGATCACGATATATTGCTGACTCTTGCCGCCTTCTGGCATGACCGGCAACATCGCGACTTTATCGCCCGGGACGAGCGTGTCTGTCGTGATGATGCTTTCCGTATAGTCGTTATTAATGTCATGGTTGTGGCTCGCGAATTCGGCGTAGCCGCCGCCTCCTGCTCTATTCTGCGTCGCGCTGACGAGATGCCCGCGAGTCGTACGCGCGTATTCTGTCAGCAGGTATTCTGAGATATACAGTTCATCGCTGTTCAAGTCGATGCCGTTATATGTAACAACAAGATCCGGAGGGCTCTGCTTGACCGTGCCGATACACGCTTGCTTCGTCTCGTGTGCACCGGCGACGCCGTGCATGATCCCGAGAAGTTCGCTGTAAGGGTTTTTATTCATCCGTGTCACTTCCTACTAAATATAAAGCGTATTTTTTCGCGCGCGCGTCGATACGCGTTACATGTGACTCGTCTTGATGATCTTCGTCGGATAGAGCCCGCCCATGCTGTACAGGTCGCCGCCTTTAATGACTCTGTTCTGGCTCGAGCTGTTGCCGACGTAGCTGCCATCTCCGCCGCTCGCGATAACGACATGATCGTTGTCACCGTAGACGATAACGTCACCCTCTTCAAGCTTCGACGGATCGAACGGGATACAATTTTCACCCGCATCGGCGACGAGCGTCGGCACGGATACGACGCCATTCGCGTATTCACGCGCGAGGAACGGCGAATAGTACGAGCCGATCTTCGTCGCTGCTTCTACGCATCCTTCTGTCCCGTTATCCATCGTGACGCCCTTCCAGGCGTTGAAGCCTGCTTGTAGCTGCTGATCGAGAGAGCTGTCTGTCTGGTACGTCGTGACCTGCGCCGGGACTTCCGGTACGAGAGAGCCGTTCGCGATCGCGCTCGCGTAGTCATTCGCGTAGCGTTCGCGGTTCCCGCTATTGTCGCCGCTAATTTCCACGTTCTCGTTCCACCATGTCGCGGCGGCGGCGGGATCATCCGGGATCTGGTTGCGTATATCGCCTTTCTCGTATACAGTCGCGTATTCGAGCTGGTTCCCGGCGTTGTAATAGTCATTCCCGTTCTTGTCGCACCATTCGACATAGCGCTTCCAGCGCTCTTGCGAGAACTGGAAGATACCGACATGCTCGCCATCTGCGCATATAGCAGGATCGTACGTATCATCCTCCGCCTTGATGTTACCCATGATACCCGCGATCTGGCCGTCAGAAAGGTCGAGCGCCTTGCCTTTCGCCAATACACCTGCTTCCGTGTTCGAATAGTTCGCCGCGCCGGAAGAGATCTTCGCGTTCGCGCCTGCGGCCGGGAAATAGCCCTGCGAGCTCGTCGTCGCGTCCTTATTGTCAGGCGGTACGATATAAACAAGATCGAGGCTCATCGTATGGTTCCCGCTGCCGTCGATCCGATGCGTATCGCTCGAGATCAGGAATTTACCGTTGATCTGCTCTTCTTGTACGTTGATCGCGTATCCGCTGATAGCCTGGATACTTCCTATTGCTTCTACCGAGCTCGTTTCCTCCTTCTTCTTGAGCAAGGCCATCGCGGCCGTTTTCGTGTCCTTCTTGTCATCGATCTTGTAGACTTCCTGCAATAGCCCATACTTGTCAATGTCGTCTTTTGTCGAGATGTAGCCGGTCGCGACGCCGTCTTTGTTCACGACGCAGATCTGGTTCACCATGTTTTCAATACTTACGCCATGTTTCGCGCCCGTGATATTCGTCTCGGCCTTGATCACGTCATCGATAGCAGTGTCCGCGCGCACGACGTTAAGAATTTGTTTGCCGTTCTTGTCAGCAGCCATGTAGACATGATAGCGCCATCCAGTCCAGGCCGTGAGATGCTTAAGTACCGACTGGATGATCTCACTACCGGCCTGCGCGTCGAATACATTGCTATACGCGTAAGTCGCGTTCGTCAAGTCCGCACACTTCGTCAGGTCTCCCGGCGTGACGCCGAGCGTACTACATACACGCTCGATACAGTCCTTCGGGAGTGCCTTGTCGAATTTGATGCTCATCTTGCTCTTCGCGAGATAGACGAGGTTATCGAAGGCGCAAAACTCCATTGTATAGCTTTCCGAAGCCCTGTTCTGTAAGAAGATGACACCGCTAAAGAGCGGCGTAGACTGCATCGTCTTATCATCGGTATACGTGAGCGATACACGATCACCGACTTCGAGGACGATGTTCTTCCAGCCGCTATCCTTCGCGGCCGTCGTGTACGCGATCGAGAATTCGAGCTTGCGCCCGGCGCTAGAAAGGTCGCCGCTCCACGTCATGCTCGTCACGTAAGGCGATACGTCGATCGCCTTCGTCTCGTCATTGAGTATCCAGGTCATACGCTCGTACCATCCTTCCCGCTCGTATTCTTCGGTACTTCTACTTTCTTATGCTTGAAGACGTTCGCGACGTCCTTACCGTTGATCTTGATGTACTGACTACCGACTGAGACGATATCGCCTGCCTTGAGCCCGCCTTTCTTGCTCACCGTTTCGAATACCTTAAGATATCCCTGCTGCTTCGGCGTCAGTCCGGAGGCGGCGACCGCTCCTGTCACGGCTCTCAACGGACTCTGACCTTTCAGCATATTCCGTGCCGCGTTGAGTCCGGCGCGCTGTAAGAATGACATATTGCTCTTCTTGAGTCCTGTCACTTTATCCAACAAGCCAGAGGAGGGCGCCGGATCGACGTATTCTTTCAGCTCGATCGAGTAATAGACATCACCGGAGCCGTCCTGTTCGCCCCAGCGCAAGGACTCGATCGTCGCGTCCATATCGAGCGCGGCAGAAACAGATACATGCGCGTGTTTTCCGGCTGTCCTGAGACTGTTCAGGCTGTCGATGATGCTGTACGGATCAGTCGATGCACCGGCATTGTTGAAGCTGTAGTCCTGTGCCGGAAGGAGGCCGCTCCAGCTTATCGTCTTTAAGCCGGTCTTGCCGAGCATATTCAGTTCGCCGATATTGATGACTTCGATGACAGTATTCTTCTGCGCGACCTGGATCTCGAAACTCGCCGGATCAACCGGGAGCGGGATCTGGATGCCGTCGCCCGATATCGTGATCAGGCTTCCGCTTTCACCGAGGAGCGCGCTGATCGCCTTTATTCCCGCGTTGCGCGCGAGCCCGCCTAACGCTTTACTGAGTAATGACATAAACATTTTCCTCTCTTTAAGATATAGAAAAAGAGGACGGCCTATACAGCCATCCTCCTTCCTTTGTATCGTATCAGATGACGGCTCCCGCCATCGAATTGAGTGCATATTGCTTCATCTTGAAGACGAGCGCGTTTGCCAGGTTGTCGATGTCCTGCTTCTCGCGCACGACGATCTGATCCGCGAGTTTCGGGATCGTGATCTTGATGTCGCCCGTACGCTGTTCGACCGTAGCCGGAGTAGCCTGCATCGATACCGGCCGCATCATCTGAGATCCTGCATCAAGACCGCGCTGATATTCTTCTTTCAGGCTGTCAGAATGCGGCACGACGCGCGCACCGGTCGGCAAGTAGACAAGTTCCGGCCCTTGCTCGTGCAGCCAAGTTACGCCGCCGGGGAAGTAATTCGTGCCTGTCCAGTTGCCATCTTCTCCGCCTCCGCTGCTCTCTGCTTCCGCGCTCGCTTCCTTCGCGTCGTGCGCTTTACCGAGGATCCGATCGAGTCCGGCAGATAACGTATTCATGACGTTGTTGAAGGTATTTACGATGCCGTCCCAGATGTCAGAGAAGATCTGCTTGACATTATCCCAGGCGCCCTGCCAGTTGCCCGTGAATACGTTGACGATGAAGCTGATAAGATCGCTCGCGACATTGATCGCCGTCGTCAGCGCGCCCGCGATGATATCGACTGCGACTTCGACGACCGTAGCCATCACATCGAAGGCCGCGCTAAACGCGGATCCGAGTGTATTGACGACGACCGTCATCGTATCGCCGCATTCTTCCGTCTTCATCTCGCCAAGGCCGAGTGCGTCGACGATCTTGTCAAATGCGCCTTTGATCGCTTGCCATAATTGCGAGAAGATCGGCGAGATGCGCGCGATCGCGCCGGAGATCGTCCCCGACACATGCTCCCATACCGTTGAAATAACTTGCTGGAAGGTCTTCCAATGCTTGATGACGTAGCCGATGACGACTGTTAACGCGAGCAGCGCGAGGCCGACCGGGTTTGCCGCCATCAATGCACGCATCGCCGTGAAACCCATGCGAATAACACTAAACAAGGATCTGAACGCGCCGATCGGGTTGCGGATCACCGTCGTGAGCGCGCGGAATACGCCGGAGATCCTGCCAAGGATCTGCGCGAGTGCGTTAAGTCCGCGTACGATCACGCCGCCGATCATGCCAGGCACGCGTATCACGCGCGAGAAGAACGATGCGATGCTCCTGCCAACTGCTTCCAATGCAGCAGTATAGCCTTTTCTAAATGTCGCGACCGGAGACAAGAGCGCTGAGAAGATGCCGTTGATACCCGTGCCGAGCTTGACGAGCGCTCGTTTGAAGATACTCGTCTTTCCGGCAGCTGCTTCCGCTCCGGCTCCGAAGGCTTTCAGCATCGGCAGCTGCTTGACGAGTACGCCGCCGACACCGACATCCTTGACTTCCTTCGCGACCTTCACGAATGAAAGGATACCAGTGCGCGCGCTTGCGTACATCGTGACAGCCTTGCCAAGTCCGGCAGTAAGCAGGCCGAACATGATGACCGACTGGCCGATCGTCATGACGAGATCGCGCTGTTCCGGCGTCATCGAGTTCAGTACTTTCGCGAGCTGTTTCAGCTCAACGGCTGCCCTGTTGATATACGGCGCGAGACTCGTGCCGAGATCCATACCGATGTTCTCAAGCTGGTTCTTGACGATCTGCATCGCGCGCGTCGGGTCGTTCTGGACGATCTTCTGGAATACTTCATCGGTTATACCTGCCTGATCTGACATCGCCGCGAGTGCGTCCTTGAAGTCCTTCGCGCCCGCGCCTGTGAGTGAGAAGATGCTGTTCGCTGCTTCGACACTGCCGAAGAGTGCCGTCATCGCAGTCGTATCGCCGTTCGTCTTCTCTTTGACTTCATCCAGGAACTTTGCCCAGCCGACGCTCTTCAAGTGCGCGGCGCTAAAGTCCAGGCCGAGCTGTTGCGCCATCTTCCCAGCTTCGGAGGATGGTTTCATGATATTCGAGAAAGCGGCTTTCATTCCTGTCACGGCTTCGCTTGTCGCGATACCATTCTTCGTGAGCGCGGCGAGAGATCCGAAGAGCTCTTCCGTCGTTACGCCGAGTGTCTTCGCGATAGGCGTGACGTTACCGATACTTTGCGCAAGTTCGCCGAAGCTCGTCTTACCAAGGTTCTGCGTGATCAGCATCTCATCCGTTACTTTAGAAGCATCAGAGACGGCCATCCCGTACGAGTTAAGGACTGTCGTGACGCCGTTAATAGCCGTCGTCGAGTCCGTATAACCGGCGATCGATGCCTTTGTCACTGTATTCAAGAATTCCGTGACATGGGCCGCATCAACACCGGCGGAGATCGCTTGATACTCCGACTCTGCGAGATCTGTGACAGATACGCCTGTCGCGTCCGATACTTCGCGGACACCTTGCTCGAGCGTCTTCATGTTGACGACTGTAGTATCTACCAACGTGGATACCTTCGTCATCCCCGCCGCGAATTGAGAATGCAGCTTCGCACCTGCGAGCGCGACCGTTTCGAGCGGAGCCGCGAGCAGGGCAACCTTCCCGCCAAACGCAGTGATATTCTTACCTGTCTCCGCGATACTCTTCGAGACGCGTTTCTGTGCTTTCTCGTGCTCGTCGAGCTTACCGGTCGCGGCAGTCAGCTTCGTCGAGAATTCATCCTTCAAGCGTAGCACTGCATCTATGATAGTAGCCATTTATTCACCTCCTGCCGCTTTCGCTTCCTGCGCGCGCGCTTCGAGGTCGTAGCGTATGAACGCGTAGAAGACTTTTCGCTCATTTGCTTTCATATCCATAATTTGTCCCGGAGTAATAGAATACAGGCGAAGCGCCCAATACATAAGCTGTGCTGCTCCGTCTGCATCCTCTCCGGCTATTAGTTTTTTACCGTTTCATCGACTTCCGCCTGCGACGTGACGCCGCAGAGACCATTCACCGCGCTCGCGATCTTGCCGAGCTCTCCCGGGAGGAAGAGCTTCTCGGCTGCCTGGTTCGGCGTCGTTACACCGAGATGCTCCAGGAGCTTCTTGTCGCGAAGGTTCGGCTCTTTCAGTCCGTTCACAACGAGATCCAGGCCGGTCTCGTACGCGTTGCCATCCTTCACGCGGCCGTGCTTCGTATACTTGACATGGCCAGTCATGATATCATTCATGAGTTCACCCGGGATCGCCGACACCGTGACATTGAACTTCGTTCCCGTCACCTTCGAGAGGCGCGGGAGTTCGAAGGTTTTCGTCGGCAGTTCCGTCAGTTTCGCTGTATCCGTTTTAAGCAGTGCTTCAATAGCATTCATGTGTATCTATCTCCTGTCTCGCTTTGCGCGTAAATGATCTATCTGTCTAACTAAAATTAATGCGGGTCGATCTCGTCGAGCGTGTCGAAGTCCTCGAAGGTGAACGTATAGCTCTCCTCGCCGATCTTGCCGACTGCCCAATTGATCAGGTCGACCGAGTCGAACATGACATTATGCAGCGCTACGCGCTCATTGCCCCATGCATCCGGGTCAGCCAGGTTCGATACGATCTCGCAGAGTACCTGCTTGCCCTGCTTCATCGATGGTGCGAGCTTCTTAATGAAGTAGCTCGAAACCTTGTGCAGCTTGATCGATCCTTTTGCTGTATATCCAGTCGTCTTGTATGCGTGGCCCATGCGGCGCGCGATCTTGACTTCCTCTTTATCTGCCGACATCGTGGCTTTTAGTTCTGTTGCTTCGGCGATCTTATAGCCGTCGATCCAGACTTCCGACCATGTGCCGTAGATGACGTTCTTGCTTTCCATGCTTTCCGCCATGTATAAAAACTCCTTTCGGAATGCTTTGTTAAAAAAGATGTCCGCGCGCCGTATGCGCGGCGCGAAGACTATATATTAAGCCTTTTATCGCATAAGCGAGAAAGGCGCGAGACAGCGCTTTTTACTCGATCTCTGCGTTGATCGTGATATCCTCGATCGCGTCGAGCGGGGAAAGGTGGCACTGGATAAAGACATTATCGTGGATATTCAGTGCCTTCACGTCTTTGTCTGCCATCGCCATGAGCTCATCCTTCGTATTCAGGCCATTACTGAGACGCCAATTCTTGACGGCCTCGATATCGATCTCAGCCGTGTTCTGGTTGCGCTCGAGCAGTCCTTCGGTTTCCAGCTGGAGGAAGTAACCGAGGATCGCGGAGCACAAGAGCGCGCGGTTGCTCTCGCTGTTCGCGTACTTGCCGATGTAGCTCTCGCGCGCCGTCTCTTCGATGTCCTGCTTAATCATGTCGAGGAGATCGACGAGTTTGATCTTCTGGAAGTCCTCGCCGCGGCCTTCTACCGTCGTCACGAAGCTGTTCACGCCGCGCGCAACTTTGATCTTCTCGCCATCGAAGAAGAAGAAGAATTCGCCTTTGCCGACCTTCGCGTCGAGCTCGTCCGGGGTCCAGATCTCTACTTCCGTCGCTTCCGGGAGCGGCGCGAAGGTGCAAGAGATCGTTGACGGCGTACCGGCGATGATACCTGCGACGCGGGAGCAGTAGTCTGCCGTCGGGTAAGACTTCTCGCCAACCTTGACATACGAGTTCGTGTAGTTGACGACACCTTCGTAGTCAGCAGCCTGGTTCGGCAGGACTGCCTTTACGAGATGACCGCGCTTACGCTGCGACTTGATCCAGTCCGCGACGATCTTCGCGTTGTCCGCGCCGATACCAGGGAATGCGCACCAGTCGAATTTAGCTGCGCCGAGGCGCTTGAGTACGTCCGTATAGTCGACGGACGTGACGCTCGTGCCATCGGAGCCGGTCGTCTTCTTCACCTGGTTGAACGTCAGGATATAACGCGGGGCCGTCTGGTAGCCCGTCAAGCAGAGTCCGATCTGCTCTTTCGTGTAGTCCTTTGCCGCCTCCGGAATGTCTTCGGGGCCGTAGATCTTAAGGCCATCGATAGCCGGATCATCCGCGAAGACGAGTGCAACAATGCCATGCTGCGCGCGGGAAATAGCCGTGATACCGAGTTCCTTAAAGACTACGGATACGCTAGGCATAGTTAAAGCCATGTTGTAGCTTCCTTTCTATAGAAAATTAGTTATCTGGATACGATGGATAGAAGTGTTCCATCATCCAGTCTTTGCCGTCGTCGCTTTCGCGCGGCTGTACGGCGTCGTAATATGTGAAATGGATCGTAGCTTGCAGGATCTCGCCCGCATCGTCGTAGATGTCTGTCGAGATCGTTTCCGTCGTGATATACCGATCGGCACATTTGAAGCCAGGGACGAACGCGTCATGCATCGCGCTCTTTAGGTCATACAAGTGGAGCGAGTCGTTCGCGTTCAAGTCCTGGATATACGTGACGTACAAGTCGCATATGTTCTGGTTCCGTGTTCCGTTTACCGGTGTCTGTGTCGTGCTCAGTTTTAGGAGCCAGCAAGGAGCTTCAATGTTTTCGCGCGCGTCATCGAGATAGACGGGTCGGCTTTCGATCGTTTTCAGGAGTGCGCGCGCGCTTTTCAAGATATCGCTGTCTTTCATCGTCATGCGCCTCCGTCAATTTTCTTCGCGAGGTCTTTCGCTAATTTATCGAATTCCTTACCCGCGATGTCCTGAGCTTCGAATTCTGCGACGCTCTTCTCGAGGAAGTGCTTACCTTGAACGAAACCGATCGCCTTGCCGCTCTTCGTCTTAAGCACATGGCCGCGTTCGACCAAATGATAATGGGGCGCTGTGTTCCGAAGCTGATACTCGAGCTCGTCGGCCGTGAGTCCCTTTACCTCGCTCTTCCAACTCTTCGCGAGCTTATGCTTATGCTCGTAAGGCGAGTTAGGCGTATTCGCTTTGACGATCTTCTTTAACTTGTTTCCGGTTCTATTCAGGTGCTTTTCGGCGGTGTCCATGTACGCGTTCGCGGCGTCCGTCATTCGCATTTTCAGTTCATCGAGGCCGGTGTAGATAAGCTCGCTCATGGTTCCCAGCCTCCACCGCTTCCCGTTCCCGGTTTCGTCGCCGGTGTCGTGCCGCGCCGCTTGTATTCGACGTAGAGCTCTAAGCTCTCGTTCTCCTCGTACGGGTTCACGACTGAGTTGATATCGTATACTTTGTCGCCGTACACGACCTGACATCCCTCGTCGATCCCCTTGCGATAGCGGATCACGATCGTAGCCGTGCTCTTTGACTCCGTGACGCGCGCGTTATAATACTCGCTGCCGCGTATCGGCACGATAGAAGCATGGATATTGTGATATAGGATCTCGTCGCCCCTGTAGATGTCTACACGGTGGCGAAGATCGCCGGGATCGAAGATCATGACGATACCTCCCTCGCGGGATAGTCATCACTGAGTTCGATGTGCTTCATGATGTCGCTGAGTGAATGCGGGTACTTCTGGATAGAGCCTTTCGAAACGGCGGATCTATTCGTGTACCAATGCACGGTGAGAAGCTGCATACAGAGAAGCATGACAGGATCGTCAGCCTTGTACGCCTTGCCGGTGTTGCTCTCGATGTACCGTTTCGCGGCTGCGATCAGGGATAAGAGGAGCGCGTCGTCGTCTGTGATATCGTCATCGATACGCGCATACCGCTTGATAGCGGTGAGTTCCGCGTCATCTGTAGCCATTCGTGACGCTCCTTTCTTTCCTATGCAATATACGTATGTACCTACTCAGGTATACAGGTGAGTAAGTACTATACGTATGAGAAAAATTACTTGCCTGCCGGTGCCTTGATCAGTACGAGGCCGTTGTCATCGACGAGACGGCCGTCGACAAGTGCGACGCTCTGGAATACGTGCGTGCGCGTCGGGTAGTCGTAATACTCAACAAGATCTGCATCAGCAGCCGTGTTAAGAATATAGTTATCGTAGTTGACAGCATAAGCAACGACTTCACCTGCGGCAGAGAGATCCGGGAGGAAGTCAGTCGTCACGACCTTGCGGCCCATCAGCATATAAGCCGGTTCGCCGTCCGTGCCGAAGTTGACTTTACCGACCGGCTGGCCATTGTTGTCCGTGATCGATGCGAGATCGTAGAAGGTAGACTCGTTCATCGTCAGCGTCGTGCCGGTGCGATAAGCGGACGGGATCGCCTTGACGATGTTGACGAGATCCTGGTAAGAGAGTTTCGCGGAGAGCGTGACATTACGCTTTGTGTCCGTGACCTTCGTCGTCGCGATGCCCTGCGGCTTTGCGGCACCGTCGCCCTTGACGATAGCTTCTTCGATCGCCTTAACCATTGCTTTGGAGACGTTATCGATGATAGCGGCCTCGAATGCGGAAAGGCTCTTCACTTCCATCTGGTACGACATGCCGATCGCTGCGCCGAGCTGGTAAGCACCGAACGTGATCTTCGCCGTTGCCTTCTTGCCGACGGTTACGGCGTCGCCCTCGTTCATCCAGGTGGCCGTAGCGGAAAGCGTCGAAGTCGGGACGACGAGGCCTGCGGCGTAGTGGAGCTTACGGACGAGCGGATAGATATTACCGAAACTCTCCATCTTCTCGACGATCTGGTTCAGTACCGTCTCCGGGATGACGGCGGCGTTATCCTTCGTCAGTGCGACATCGCGGAATTCGACCGGCATTTCGCCCGTCTGTACGTAACGCTGGAATGCCTTACGATACTCAATGCTATCAATGTTACCCATATTTCTGTTTTCCTCCTGATCATTGTCAATAGGGGTTCCGACATCATTGCCCGCATTGAGCGAGTCGATGATGCTCTTTCTCTTTTCTGCTTCGTCAGCGGCGGCACGAAGTTCAGCTTGTTTTGTTTTCAGTTCCTTCGCTTCTGCTACGAGCTTGTCGAGCGCTTCGCCTTCTGCTGTCTCTGCCTCTTTGGCGATGTCGGCAAGGCGAAGTTCAATTTCTTTCAAATTCATATATGGTTATCTCCTTGTTGGTTTACGAGATGCACGCGAGATACAGGCGCTTCCGCTTCTCATCGAGCGCGAGCGCTTCTTTTTGCGCGCGTTCCGCGTTGCGCTGCTGCACGACTTCGATCGATGTCGTCGGATAAGCCGGATCATCGACGGCGGATACATCGACGACGGTGCGGATCTCCGCGATATGCCGGACGCGGTTCTGGATGTACGTCTTCGCGGGGATAAAGCCGAAGGACATCGCATGGACATCCGCGCGCTTGATCAACTTGTAAAGATCCTGTCCCTGCGTCGTGTCTGCGAGGATCGCGTCGACGCGAAGGCCGTGATCATCGACGGACAGCTGCAAGGTGTCATTCGAGACGCGCGCGAGTAGCTGGTCATGGTCGGAATGGTTATACCGGAATATGCATCGAGAGAAGTCCGTGTGATCGAATGCATTGCGGTCAATGACTTCGTAGTCATACTGCTGTGACGGGATAACGGCATAGTCATCGAATACGGCAGCATAACCGGAGACGCGCAGATCATCGCCCGCGTGAATGACATTCGAAGACGCGGATCTCGTTTCAGTCTTCTCCATCGCTTTCACCTCCTTTGGCTTTCGAGATGTTGCCGCCAAGCTGATATCTATTCGCGATCGATGCATCGACGTAGTTGAGCGACTGGATACGCTTGTCTTCCGTGAGTGGCGGTGTCATGCCGATGAGCTCGCAGATGTCGTTGACCGTAAGCGCGCCCGTCGGTGCCGCATTCTTTAGGAATTCAGCCTTATCTTTCAGTGTCGCGTACGCGAGTCGATCCGTATCGAATACGATGCGATAGCCCTGCGCGCGCTCTTTCGGGCTGAGTATTTTGCGCGTGAATTCCTGCGCGAAGGCGATCGCGATCGGCTCGACCGTGCTCTCGAAGAATGCTGTCCACTCTTGTTCACTATAATTGCCGGAGACAATGGCGTTGCTGCATCCGTACGCGCGATAAATATTATCGCGGATATAGTCGAGCTGCGTATGGTCTGCCGGTGTCGGCTGCGTATCGATCGGCTGGAAGGAGATCGTCGCGTCCGTCGCGATCATGCCGTTCTTGTTCTGGAGCTGCTGCGCGATCTGATCCGCGCGCTTTGCCCATTGCTCTGAACCGATCGTGCCGTTGATCTTGACGAGTCCGCGAATGCGGCCGGAATTGACGGCGCTGTTCTCAAAGGACTGCTCGAGCGTATTTAATAGGCGAAGCTGCTGTTCAAGGTTCGATGTGTCTCTTGCGATCAGATCGCCCTGCGTGAAATTCCAGCGTATGTGTATCACGTCAGTATACGGGAGCGATACGCGCTTCCCGGTGTCGAAGGTGAACCGGAAGTACGGTACGCCGTTCACTTCGCGCGGCTCTACGTTCCGGCAGTCGATCGGCCATAGCTCTAAAAGCTGTCCATCCGGTCCGCGCTTGATCGATGCATACGCGTTGCCAGTCGATACAGCATTCGAGGCGAGCCGATACAGAAGATCATATGTCGTGTGATACGGGTTCGGCTGATATTCAAGGACTTCGCGCAGGGAGTCATGATCGTTCGCGGCATTCTTCCGGCCGTTCGAAACGTTAACAAGGCGGCCTTTCAGTTTGCCGACATGGCGCGCTATAGTCGAGATACACGCTTTCGCGACGATATCATCCTCGTAGCTTTTTCGCGTGATAAACACGTTCTGCCAGTCGTTGACCATCTGGAGGCGCGTCGAGTTATCTGCCTGTACCGGCTCCGGCTCTTTATTAAACATCGCCTTGTACATGCTCCGAAACTGTGTGAAAGGGTTCTTCGTGGTGCTTCCTCCTTTCTTTGTTGCTTCTTATCTATATAAAGCGTTTTTTCGCGCGCGAATGTCGAAACGCGTATCTTAGATAATTTCATCGCGCGTATCTAGATAGACACAAAAAGCATCAAGCAGGGACGCATAACCATCGATCTTATTCCCCGTCATGTTGCGGTTCTTGCATGGTTTCACGTTGCTCTCGCCGTCATACGCAGCCTGGACGTTGAGAAGGTTCCACTGTAACAAGGGGTTCCGACCGTACGCGAAGCGGTGCTGCTGAAACCATGTCTTGCTGAGATACATCTGCGACGAGAGGCCGCGGAAGGACTGTGCGACCGGGATCATGTTATCCGCGCCGTACTGGATCTCCATGTCGTGCACTAGGTAAGATGCGTAGAAACGGTCGTAGCCAAACTTATACATCTGGAGGGAGTATTCTTGTTCTACTTCCTGAAACCAGTCGAGAACGGTGTGCACGTCGACGATGCTTCCCGGCGTCGTACGCATCAAGCCTTGATCGATCCAGGTATCGTATGGTGCTTCATCTTCGTCGATATGCTGCTGCAAGGTATCTTCCGCGATCCAGTACATCTGGAGGACATACAATAGATCCGGCTGCCCAGGCGTCGCGATAAGCACGGTCGCGGAGGTGAGATCGCGCGTCGCGCCGAGGTCGAAGCCTCCCCATGCGATACCGTTATAGAGGAGATCCGGGTCGATGACAGACTCGTAGAGAACATCTTGCGGGTCGAAGAAAGAGTTTTGCGCCGATAGCTGGACATTGAACTGCTTCGAAAGGATGTCATTTCGTTTCTGCTCGCTTAGTTTCGCGCGCTGTACTTCCGCGCGCAGGATGTCGACGCGCTTACTTATGCCTAAGTTCGGGTTCGCCTTTATCCATGATGCTTCGTCGTTGAGCTCCGACTTGTCATCAAGCTCGTAGATGCACGGGAAGACGCTCTCGTCGGTGTAGGATCCGTCTTTATAGCCGTCGATGATCGTTCTATATTCGTTGTATTTTTGTTCGAAGATCGAGCCCGGCGCGATATGGCCGCCGGTCGACGTGATGAGCGTTAAGGGCTGCCGCCGCGAATACGTGCCGCCTTGTAATACCTCGTACATATTCGCGTCTTGAATGGCATGGAGCTCATCGATAAAGATGCATGAAGGAGCGAGACCATCAAGGGAGCCGGAGTCCTTAGACAAGGGGATAAAGGTCGAGTCTGTCGCCGGGACATCGATCGAACCTTGCTTGACCTTAAAATAGCGCGAGAGCGTCGGAGATGCCTTGATCATCAACTTCGCGTAGTTCCACAAGATGCGCGACTGGAAGCGGTTTGTCGCCGCGCAGTAGAGTTCCGCAGCCGGTTCATTGTCGCATAAGATGACATAGATCGCGATCGCGGCAGATAAGCAGCTCTTCGCGTTCTTTCGCCCTACGTATAAAAAGGCCTCACGGTATTGCCGGAGGCCTGTCTGTGAGTCGATCATCCCGAAGATCGTCGCGATGTACGCTTTCTGCCATAGCTGGAGCTTCATCTTCGTTGGCGGCGAGAGCTTCGGGATATAGAGAAATGCTTCAATGAAGTCGATCGCGGTGTCCGCTTTGCTCGCGTCGTAATAGTACCGGCCGGGATGCCGTACATGATCCGCGATATGCGCGTAGACTGCTTTCAACTTCGCGGACGCAGGGATCTCACCGGACTGGATCTTCGCGTCATATTCAAGGATCGGGTTTGCGTTAGCCATCGGGATCAACTCGCTTGTAGTATCGCTCATAATGCGCGCGCTTGCGCGGATCCTCGTCGAGATACGGCTTGAGCCATTCGCGGAGGTTGTCTTCGCGGCAACACTGCCAACAATGCTCACAACCGAGCGCGCAGAGATCGATATACATATCATCATCTACGATGTCGCGGTCCGTCGTGATCGGAGGGCAGCAAAAAGCATTGAAGCGGTGCGCCGCCTGCCAGAGATCCGGGTCTTTGTCCTGCATCGTGATCATCTGCTCGCGCGCGGTGTCTTCGTCGTAGATATCCGCTAAGCCTTGCAAGTACATATGAATATACGCGACGGGATACTTCCGCGCGATCGCGTCGCGCGTCTCATTCATTTCTTTATCGATGATATCCAATTAGAACGCGCCTCCATTCGCGAAGACGAATTCGTCGTTATCATCGTAGTACGGTGGCTGCGGAAGACGAGAGCCATCATTATAGCCGTCCTGGTAGCCCTCTCTATAAGAGATCTGCTCGCGCGCGCGAACGATGTCTTCTACGTAGTCAGCGAGGCCGGGATATTCGATGCAGATCTCGTCGAATTTGCTATTGTCGATATACATTGCTTTTCCTCCGTTATTTTTTATGCGCCTTAAGAAATTCCGTCAGCTCGTCGCGGCCGGTGTCGTCGTCAACCGGAAGAAATTCGCGCAACTGCCTGATCGTCGAGAGAAGCTGCTGGTTCATCTGCGTGTATGCCTTCAAGGTCGCGGATACCATCATACCGGACTGGCCGCCGCCGTTGTCGTACGTATCTATGTAGCCATCATCCTGCATGATCCTTTCGAGCTCGTCTTCACCTGCGAGCAGGAAGGCCGCGCGCTTCGTCAGCAAGGCAGCCGCTTCGCGCTTCTCGTCAGGGACATTCGTGAAGAGTGCGTCGAGTTTCTTCTTTATCCGTGTCTGTGCGCTCTTGCGTGGGTTCGCCATCGTGATAACCTCCTTCCTGGATAACTATTCCTTTAAGTTATAATTATAATTCTTGTTATAATACCTACGGGTTCCGAAAAAATGCAAATTACGCGAAGACGACGGGGGGCGCTGGTCCCCTCCGGTATCGCCTTGTCGCCTAGGTAGGGGGGTGCTGGTGCAACTGCGCGATCGAAATTCTCGCCGCGCGTTCGCGTTCGCGAATGGTAGCGAGCTGTAACGGAGTTAACGTAGATGTATGAGGCTCCTTGACTTTCGCGATGTTGCCGCACGCATCGAAGAGTGATCGCCGGTTCCGGTGCTTCCCTCTCTCGTGGATAGAGTAATGACAGTGACGACACAAGAGCATGACGTTATCCGCGTTGAGCGTGACAGCTGGATCGTTGATGTTGTCTTTGTTGATATGGACAAGATGATGCACTTCTCTGGCGTCCGGTGCGCCGCATAACTCACAAATTGAAAAGCGTGAAGCACGTATCATCGACGAGAAGGTAAGCCATGCAGCCGAGCTGTAGAAGCTGTGGAACGGTGATGCATTCGCCATTTTCTTGCGCGCTCCTTTCGTGTAGTACGGATATAGGTTGATAAGTACCTCTATCTTTAAGATAGGGATACTTTTAGGGACGTTATACGTCTACTTAATATAAAGCACAAAAAAAGCAGCGTACGTCGATACGCTGCTGATGTAGTCAAACGCTACGTGGTTCCGGTACTGATATGTGATGTTGATAGTAAGGATCGCGAGACATCTGCCGCGCGCTGTAATAGTAATATTCGTCTTTTTTTTTGCCGCGTCGGTTATGCTGAGATGCAAGATATAAGCGGTCGACTAAATAGTCACGCTCATAAACCGAACGGCAGAGAGAATAAAGATGCTGGATCTCTTCGGTCGTGTAATGCTCGGCTGTCTGCGCGTATAAGATACTGCTATGGATGTTGCGATGGAATGGCGTGTAGTCATAGAGAGATACAGACATAAGAGAGGTCTCCTTTTACTGGTTCGCGACGATGATGTCGCGAAGATGTTTGTATGCTTGTTGCAGATGGTATGTCGCCGTCGAGCGTGATACATGCATACGCCGCGCGACTTCGATCATCTGGAGATCCATACCGTTACGATAGAAAACTGCTGCGCGTTCTAGTAACGGCAGTTCTCTAAGCAAGAGTGTGATCGCGTCGGCAGTGATCTGGTCGTCGATATCGTGCGATGTGATGTAGTACGCGTAGTTCTTAATTTGCGCGAGTACGTAGTCTGTATTTTTCTCGGTGGACGGAGACGAGAACGAAGCGAGGTTATAACGCTTGCTGCCGCGTGTCGTGCTGTTGCCAGTCGTTGCGATACCGGATACTTTAGAATTACACATGATGATGACTCCTTTTTTACGAGATCAGAAACGGTACAATCCATCAAGAGATCAAATAAATGCTATTATCATTGTACCGTGCTTTCTTCTAGGTCTTCCCAACTCATTATAAAAAATCGCGGAAAGCTCTTGACAACTTCCCGCGACATATATCTCTTATTCTTCTAAGCTCTGGATGACGATGTAGACACCCTCATGGTCACGACTGTAGAATTTCTCTACCTGCTCGCTGACGACCTGGCAATCATCTTTCCAGAATCCCGTCCGTGTCATGCAGTCCTTAAGCAGCTTGATCATGTTATCGGTATCGGGCTTCGTGGTTTTCCATGTCCATTCACTCAGCAGGCATTCGTCTTGATAAAGGAATTTGACTTCTAAGCGAATGGGCCCTTTCCACGGCTCATGCGGTGCATACTGAGCAAGATGCGCCATGTAGCTCTGCCGTGCGTCCTTGACCTCTTGCGGCTCATAGAATCGCGGCTTGCCATACACCACGCTGACCTTGTGCTCTTGATGTGTAGCTGTTGGCACTCGCATAGCCATGAAGAATGAATTTCGCATTGTCGGTTCCTCTCTTTCCTGTCACTATCTATTCCAGAATCCTTCTCGCACTCTTTCTTTTGATGGCTTTTGCTTAAAAAAGTTCTTGAAAGCTGGATAGGTAAGTGGGGCGCATTTAAGCCCCACTACCGTATATCCAGTTTCAAAACTCTCTTTTTTAAGCCCGAAACCATATTACCAAAACTATATGTATATATAAGACAAAATAGTTTCAGTTTCTTTTGGTCATTCGTCAGGCTCTTCCATCGCTTCTTCTTCGTCGGTGGATGGCGTCACAATACCTTTGTCGATGTCGAAATCACCAAACTTTTTCAGCTTCTTGCGAATGCCTGGCTTTGTCATCTCCCTGCCAAAGAATTCTTCGGCACGCTCTACAAAGTCATCAAGCCGCACGCGCACCACGCCGTCATCATCCGGCTCTTTGTCATTGGCGATGAGTGTATAGGCATTTGTGATGGCAAGCCGCTCTTGCTCTGCCTTTGCCGCCTTGTGGCTGCCGTCTGATTTGTCGCGCTGATGGAAGGTCTTGCCATTGATCTCCACGTCTGGCCGGATGTCCTTGAGGTATCCTTCTTCATCGAGCAGGTGGATAGGCCAGCGGAAAAAGATGTCCTTCGGCTCTGGCTTCTTGAATTCACGTAAAGTACAGTCCACGCGCCATGCCGTGACGTGACGCGCGTCATCTTCGGCACGGCTCGCGACATTGTGGGCTTCTGCCGATTGCTCTTTTGTTAGATTGTCATCACACCACCCCAGCAGCTGGAATTCTGATTCGCGGTCATCCAGGCCGATGTCATCGCCCCATGATGGATACACGTCATCAAGATAGTGCATCACATTCTCACATGCCATTTTATTTGCTATGTAGTCGTACTGCTTATCCTTCATCGGCAGCTCGATGAGGTCTAAAAGCGCGTCAGGATCACGTGCAAATACGCCCGAGCCGCTTGCCCTGTCCATCGCCTTCTTACCGCCCTGTGCGCCCTTGCTGTGGTGGTGGCAGTAAATCACGCTGCATCCTACCTCAGTGGCCACCTTGTCGAATTGGTTACAGAATAGGGCCATCTGCTCTGCGCTATTTTCATCGCCCGTGATGACCTTATAGATCGGGTCAAGGATGATGACGAGCGGATTTGTCTTGCGGGCGCGTCGGATGAGCGACGGCGCGAGCTTGTCCATAGCCACCGCTTTGCCGCGCAAATTCCATACTTCGAGGTTGTCGCTCCACGTGTCTGTAGAGTCGCTGGGATAGCCGATAGTATCGTACACATCAAAGATACGATTCGTGCAGCTGTCCTCGTCGAGCTCGAAATTGACATAAATGACGCGGCCCTGCTTGCACTGCATCCCTAGCCACGAACGGCCCTCTGCGATGGCGATAGCAAGCTCGATCTGCAAAAAAGACTTACCGGCTTTCGACGGCCCTGAGATAAGCATCTTGTGACCGTAGCGCAAGAGCCCGTCAATGACGCATGGCTTGAGCGGCGGGCGGCCGGTCTTGTACCGCTCTTTGACATTTACAAAATCCGGCAGATCATCATTCTGCGCGGAATACCACTCCATCCACGCATCCCAATTTTCTTGACCGATATTTTTGTCGATCAAGAATTGCTTATGCCCGGCACGTGTCACACCCGGCATGCGCGACAAGCGCGACGGATTGCGATTTTGCTTATCAAGAGTCAGGCCATTTTCCTCACACACTTGATAGAGCTTATCAACACGCTTTCTGTACTCATTGTATGAGCTTGCATCGATCTTGACGATAGCGTGTACGCTCTTGCCGCCCGAGTAGATGAGCACGGCAATCGGCAGCTCTAATTTGCGCACGATTTCATTCTGCTTGTCGATGCTCATATTGTCGGCTTCGATGAGCGCGTAGCGGTAATCCGTCACATTGTCATTGCGGACGCCCTTGCCATCGAGCGGATTGAAGCGAATCCACGCGCCACAGCATGGATCATAATCGCCCAGCGCCTTGCCTAGATCATCGCCGTATTTCTTGAGCTCCTCGATGATTTGCCCTGCTGTGCGCGTGCAACATCCCTTATTTGCCGGGACATACCTCTCATCGCGCTTGATTGATTCGACGCAATAGCCTACATAGTCCTCTGGCTGAAATAACGCTTCTAGGTAATCAATGAGCTGCTGCGCGGGATGCCATTCTTTTGGCTCATGAATTTCGCGGCCCTCTAACCAATTCTTGTCAATGATGCCACGGCGCGGGCGCGTGCCGTCATCAAAGTCGAATTCGCTGTCCCATGTGAGACTGCCCTCTACTCGCTGATAGCTCCACCCGTGACGGCGTGCCATCTCGATGAGCGTGCCGCCTGTAACCGGCTTATCTGTATGCTCTTGATAGGATTCCCACTTACGAGCACATTCACCGCTGTGGTATCGGCTCGCGTCCTGTCGGCTCCATTCGTCCCACGCTGAGACGGATAAGCCCTCATGCTTTAGGGCCATACCGACCTGATACCAGTCTTGATATGTCAGTGATCTAGGATCAATATGTCGCAATGCATCTAGTAAGATTTCTTTATTCATTGATTGCACCTTCATTTCTTTTCAACGATAAACTCGAAGCTGTCTCGCACGGCACGAATGATGCTCCATACACCTCTATCGAATTCGCGCTGGGTCTATTACGCCGATACCGGCTGATGTTTTCCACCTGTCCATGAATTTTGCTCTGCAATCAATAGCGGTTGTATTTTCCTTATCACAATTACTTTCAAATGGACAAGAATTACAGCAATCAGGCACAAGAACCTTATCATACACAGCTAACTCAAGGGCTTTCTGATACTTTTTGATAGTATCATTCAAATTGCTGATCTCGCATTCCATAAGCACTACTTTTTTCTGTAAATCCTTTGCTTTACGCAATGATTCTTCTGCATCCTCTACGTACCTATAGACTTTGGTCAGCTTCTTGATAAATTCATCAATCTTTTCGATTTCATACTTGCGATCATTTCGCATATCGACGAGATTTCTGCCCATATTGCTGATGACATCAATCATCATCTCATTTTTATTGTTCTTCTTCATGATTTCACCTCTTTCAATATTTTGCATTATGTAATGCTTTAGCAATATTGTTGATAAAGTCAACTATATTTTCTTGTGTCATATTGATGTTGTCCGGCGTGATGACGCTTGCCGCGATTATCTGGTAGACAGTCTGGCTCGATGGTACGAAAATCTTGAGCGCGGTTGACACGACAAGGATGACGCCTAGCATTTTCAGGGCTTGCACTTTTGCCTTATGCTCATTGTCATTATTACCATTGCTCAGGTCAGCCCATACGTCAACAAACAAACCAATCATGATGATTGTGGTTACAGCCATCACAATACCAGCAAGAATCTGGACTGTATCACCAACACTGGCAAGGTAAAAATAAATCGGATTTACAATAGGATTCATATCTTCATTCACCACCTTTCATGATGCATATTGCGGCTTTCATGACGACGTATACCATCGACAGCGAAAAGCACGCGCCCAGCGCGAAATAGAATCCGACGATAAACCACGCAATGCGCATTTTCGTGTCTTCGTCTCGCATTTTCATGAACCGCATTTTTTCCCCCACCTCTCTACATCGTAGCTGTCGAAAAGAAGCATGATTAGTCGCCATACTACTTTATCGAATTCCTCATAGGATTCAACTTCTGCATAAATCTCGCATGAAATGGGCGGCTCTTTATCCTCTGGATAATCGAAGCGGTAATTTAGATCATATCTATCGCATAGCGTCTTGACTTGCTCATAAGTGAGATTCTGATGGAATGCGATTTCGTAATCATCCGTGACTAGAAATTTGCCGTCATCCTTATGCTGGACGATGAAAGCCACACCGTCATTATCGACGAATAGCAGCGGCAAATGCAGATAGGTGAAGTCGCCGCTATATTCATCTGGCTCTGGATGGAAGTATGTATCGATGAATCTTTTGCAGATTCGACCTTCCAGCATTCTGTCTTTCTGGCTCATATATATCATCCTCTCTTTCCTGTATCTATCGCTTGGCATTACAGCAAATCTCTTAGCTGTAAAAGCTCACGACGCAGATCAACAATTTTTCTTTTTGTGCCAGTTACAGACACGTACTTATCTCCATCCCCAACAGGCGTTCCGATTTTGTTATAACTAGCCATCATATAAACATCACGACGAATAGCAGACGCCATCATTTCACACAGCGATGCGGTTTTCTTCGCTCTCTCGACTCTGTTTACTTCATCAGATATTGACACATCAATCCCTCCTATTTTTACCTCACTACATTGTGGCGAATACGCGATAAGATTGTCGCGATCGTGCTTTTCTTCATTCCGTATACTTGCGCGATGTCCTTATTGCTCATGCCCGATTTATGCAGCGCATAGATTTCTTGATAGCGGTTACTCGTCGCGGATTTGTCGTGCTTGCTATCTTTGATATTTACGACTTTGAGATTTGGCATATGTCCTGTCATGTAGACATAAAATGCATTTTCAGGGCTGAGATACTTTTTGTAGCAGATGGCCACGCACAGCGCATTGTAATTGTCTTCATGCAGGATTTCGTGAGGACTCAGCATGATTCTCACCTCTCAAGAATGGATTCCGATTCGATTTACCAGTACTTCCTTTCCCACAGCTCACACCGCTTGCATTCCGGCAAAGGCTCATCCGTCATGGCGTCCGTATAGCCGTAGCAGCTATAATAGATTTTTCCATTCTCGATAAAGCTAGATGCACGATTTCCTTTTCTCTTTGCTTTTCCCGTGCGTACAAGCTCGCATTTACTCTTAGCCATTCTGCTTAAACCTCTTTCCGTTGTCGCGCACGCTATTACTGTGATTGATGAGTTTCTGATACATCTGTCGATGCTCTTCGTCACAGCCCAGCTTGTGCATAAAGCCCGTGACGGCTGTGATAACATCAGTACATTCCTGGAAGAGATGATCTTTGCAATTCGTGATGTCATCTGAGGATTTCGCGTGCTTCAAGTCATTGTGCGCTTCTACTACTTCATTGACTTCTTCCATGACCTTCATCAGATAATCGTCATCTGTCCATTCTGCGTAGAGCGGGCCATCACATGGATGTGGCAGCACCACGGCACGCGGCGCGGCTTTGACCTGACTGCAATCATATTTTTTCATGAGCCCAATCATGTATGTCGTATACACGATGGCTTTTTCCAGGTCTTCGACGCCATTCTTTGCCTTGTACCGGCAGATATATTTGATGATATTGCCACGGCAGTACGAGAGAAAGCCGTCATAGCCCAACGTATTCTTGATCATATCGATGACCTCAATGCCGCCCGGCATCTTGTAATGGTTCGGATGGTTGACGTTATCAATCTTTTTATTCATGTCGAACACTCCAATCTTCGCAGTAAAAAGTGTGTGGATTCTTGTCTGGATGCCAGCGACAGCCGTCTAAAAGCTCACATGTGATACAGCACTTCACAAGATCAGCAAAGAGCGGTGCACATTTAGGGCAGAAATACCAGACTCTATCGTCTTGCATCGTGTATGGCTTTGCGTCGGCTGAGCCACATACATTACAGTAATGTGTCATTTCAATCGCTCCAATTCCGATTCCGTGAAGATGGCACTTGCATAAGCGGCTTGTTTCTCGCGCTCTGTCTTGCCAGGCTCCTGCATCGAATACGGACAGTAAATCGTTGCGCTTGCGTCGAATACTGGCACGCCATACTTATCAAGTACGCGCTTGAGTGGACATTTGCGGAAAGAGTCGCCCGTCTTGCGACAGATACCGCACGTCTGCGGGATTGTATTTTCAAGCAGGTCAAAGAGGTCTTCCGTCTCCATGTGGCAGATGCACGGGTCACTCTGGATTTTTTTGAGCTCCATTTGCATTTTATCTGTTGGCAAAAGCCGGATGTCATAATGCTTGAGACGGCTGACGATGTTATCGCGTGCGCTCTGATCGAGTGCGTCATTGCGCAGTGTCACGGCTTTATGCAGCCACGTCATCGCCGTCTTGAGATACCGTCGATAATCCTTATCGTTTTGGTCTTTCGGCTCCCGCTTCGTCGCTTCTTTGACCGTGTTTTCGAGATCGACATGAGCGACGCAGAGGTGAATGAATGTCACCATCTCTGACCTGCTGAGATACTGATTCATATGCTTATCCTTCTTTCTGATCAGGCTGATAGCTCGCTGGATTGATGTCTCGCGGCGTGCGCCAGCCGTTAAACGCAATGCGTCCGATGAGTTTTTTCGCTGACTCAAATTTCCACGTACCCACATGTTGGAATCCGCGCGACTCCAAAAAGCGAATTTGCTTTGGCGTCGAAAGTCCTTCAGACGTGCGCTTGTGGAGACGTCCGAGAATCTGCGATGCTTTGCCCGCGCTCTGAATCTCGTCCGGGAATATGCCGTATTTTTCAAGGTCTTTCTTCTGCTTGTCCGATGGCGGCTCCAGCTCCCAGCCAAAAGACGGCACATAGCTGCTCAAATCTTCGTTTTGAATGGACATCTCGAATTGCAGTGGGTCTACCAGCTTTCTCTTGCGCTTCTTCATAAGTGCCAGCTTCTCTGCAAGTGCTTCTTCACGCTCGCGGATGACATCTTCGCTTGCTTTCTTCTCGACTTCTTCAAGATCAAGCGGCATGACTGCATCTTCGATCCGGCGCGTCATAGCAGCGGCAAGCTCATCACTCTTTGCCAAGAGATGCGCCGGGCGGCAAAGCTCATGCCGTTCAGTGAGCCAGAGAAAATCGAGCAATAGCAGCTCTTTCTTGCCCGGGAATAGTCGCGTACCGCGCCCCACCATCTGGCTATACAAGCCGCGCGATTTTGTCGGTCTGAGAATGACGATACAGTCCACTGACGGGCAATCCCATCCTTCTGTCAGCAGCATCGAATTGCAAAGCACGTCATATCTCCCGCGATCGAAGTCAGCAAGGATGCTGGCACGATCTTTGCTCTCGCCGTTGACCTCAGCCGCCCGAAAACCGTGCGACTGTAAGAGATCAGCGAATTTCTTAGATGTGGATACTAGCGGCAAGAATACGACGGTCTTTCTGCCTTTGCAATAGTGCTTCATTTCAGCCGCAATTTGCTCTAAGTATGGGTCTAGGGCCGTGTCGATGTCGCTTGCCTTGAAGTCTCCTGCCGACATTGTGACATTGCTGATGTCCAGCTTGAGCGGGATCGTCTGCGCTTTAATCGGCGTCAAGTATCCGTCGCGGATTGCAGACGGCAGGCTGTATTCATACGCAATACTGTCGAAGTACTCGCCTAAATCCTTCATATCCGACCTGTCCGGCGTCGCCGTCACGCCCAGGACTTGCGCCTTATCGAAGTACTGCAAGATATTTTGATAGCTCGTCGAAATCGCGTGATGCGCTTCGTCAATGATTATCGTCTGGAAGTAGTCGCGCGGGAATCGGTCAAGACGGCTCTGTCTCATGAGCGTCTGTACACTGCCGACTGTCACCATATACCAGCTATCCATGCAGCTGCTCCCAGCTTTTTCTAAGCTTGATGCAAGGCCGGTAGCTTTATAAAGCTTGTCGGCGGCTTGCTCTAAGAGCTCACCTCTATGCGCAAGAATCAATACATGACGCCCAGCCATCACTTCGTCTTTTGTGATTGCAGAAAATACGATTGTTTTGCCCGTCCCTGTAGGAAGAACGAGCAGAGTTTTCGCCCTGCCCTCATTCCATTCTTCTTCTACGCGGCGACGAGCTTTTTCTTGATAAGGTCTAAGCTCTATCGCCATTTCTTATTCCTTCTTTGCGATGTAGTGAGAAACGTTATTATAGGTCTTGTCGTTGTACTTGCGATTATTGATTTTCGCGCGGCCCGTCATGCCGACAAGATCATCGCCCCACCATGACATTTTGACTTTGCTACCGGCTTTCGCAAGGCCGACGGACTGGAAAAAGCCACTCAGCTTTTTGGTGTTGCCCTTATTGATGAAAAAGCTGTCATTGATGACGACATTGCCCGTATCCGTCTTGATTTCGATCTGGATTTTTGCAACAGGGCAAGGCGGGATAGCGTGGCCATCTTTTGCGACGCCACCATCGTAGCGGCTACGCTGGAAAGATCTCACTTCATAGTCATATTCGCCCGGCGTCAGGACGATATGCTCGTCAGGATCGTCGAAATCGAATTCCGAATCCCAATCAAATTCATTTGCAGACGTCGCCATCTGCTGAGGTGCTGCATTGAAATTGAAATCATTGCTCATAGTGTTTTTTCCTTTCTGTGTCAAAATGGAATATCTTTATTCTCAAGATGGATGCCCTTGTCGGACATGAATCTCTTGACCTTTTTCCACTGCCCCAGGATGACCTGCTCGATAAAGGCTTTCGGCATTTTATTGACAGGTACGAATCCGGGCATACAATTCGATTCTTGCGCGAAGCAGGACAGCTCATTGAGCGTATAGTGCTCTTTGTCGATGAGTGCAAGTACACGCTCGTCTACGCCGTCGCGGGATTGCTCATCGTCAAATGGTGCTGGCTCTTCATTCGCTTTCTGAGCGGCCTTTTTCTTCGGCACAGGTGTTTCCTTGCGTACCTGCTTTGGTGGCTCTTGTGGCGCGGCTGAGGACGCCACAGGCGTATTGTCAGGGATGTATTTTGCAATCTGCTGATAATCAAAAGGCATTTCGTCCAGCAGGCCATAGCGATTTTTTGCATCCCATGTCGGCGCGTGCGATGCGTACATGACGCGCCGCCCGCCTTGGACTTTATTCTTGCCATTGACTTCCGTGACAATCTCTTTGTAATTGGCAAAGAGTACCATATCAGCCCACTCTTTGACGAGCGCGGCAGTCTGATTGCCAGCTTTGCCGCCCAGCTTGAGCTCGTAGCGGTCAAAAGCTCCCGTCTCATTCGGCAGCTCAAATTTGCGGATCAAGCAGTGCGCCGTGATGACGATATTCACACCACGCGCATTGATGGCGGTCAGCGTGTCGAGCACCTTGCCAAATTCTTCTTTGACGTAGACGTAGCCCTTGCCGTATCCGAAATCCTCGATACCGCCTTTGGCGTACTTCTTGCAGACGTAGGATTCGCAAAGCCGCTCCATCCAATCAGCAGTGTCGATGACGAGCGTCTTGATTGTAGGTGAATCATTTGCGGCATCCTGCTTGACTGCTTCAACCTCAGCGAGAAGCATTTCCCACGACGTCGGCTTTTCAAAGCGTGCCACATCCATGAGGTCTGTACTGCCTTCCGTGTCGATGAAGATAGGCGCAGGGAATTGCGCGGCGAATGTGCTCTTGCCGATCCCTTCTGGGCCGTAGATGACGACGCGGGCGGGCTTACTCTTGAGCGGGCCGCGTGAAATCTTGATGCTGCTCATTCGTCATCATCCTCGCTTTCATCGTCGTCTTTGCTCATCATATCGCGGAGTACCTTGATCATGGATGATTCGATACCGTGCAAGCAGATGATTGCGTCCATCGGCTTCATACCAGATTCTTTCAGTAGCTTGATAATCTCAATGCTTACTTTGACATCATTCATTTTTCTCACCTCACTTGATACGCAGAGAGATACCGCTTTCCAGATGACAATACGGTACATCATAGCCTTTTTTCAGCGCGGCTTTGATTGTCTCTTTGTCGAGCTCGTAATGCTCTGGAATGCGATTAAGATAGACATCTGGGATAGTGCCTTTGTATAGAATCCCCTCTGGCACGCTTACTTTCAGCGCGGGCGGATTCTTCTGGATGCTCATGCGTCCGATAGTCGTATCGATGCGGCTTTTGCCGAATGCCTGTAAGCCGTCGATGTAAATCTGCTTGATGCGATTGAGCTTATTGTCGATGACGCGGGCATTGCTGGAGAGACGCTTCGACTCTTCTTTCATCGCGTCGCGGCGTGCTTCGAGCTCGCGGATCAGGCCGATACCATTCTCGCATTTCTCTGTCATGTCGCCCTCGATGGACTTGAGTCCTTCTTCAAGCGCATCTAAATCCATCGTGTCATCAAGTGCCAGGTCAAGGATTCCCTGGAAGTCCTGAGATAGCTGGAACATAGATTTCGTCATTTCTTTTTCTTCCTTTCTGTGTTAGAATTGATGTAGGTCTTGTGGGCTGTACATCGCGTGCAGCTCATTTTTTTTGCTCTCTTTTCCACCGCCGTTCTTTGTACCGCTCACGCGCGATGCGAATGCTTCTTAACCAATGCTCATAGCAATAAGACTTGTCGCGGTATGCCTCTTTTCCGCAGATGATGCAGCAGCCTTCCTGACGCGCCCGCTGATACTGTGCCTTCTTCTCAGCGCGGATGCTTGCGCGTTTCTCTGGATCAACACGGCGTCCTGCTGACTGCTGTCTTTTCTTCTCAGCGCACTCGTAGCAGAGGGATTTCCCTGGCTCTGCGTCGCGCTGATGACAGCATGTGCAGATTCCGTGCTCTCTGTACCATCGATACAGTGAGCGGTAGTAATCGGGGCTCATATCCGTGTGGCCAACAGGACGATTCCAGCCAGCCACACACCGACGATGAGCCAGCCGCGCGGCGTGAAGTATCTGACAATCTTCATGCATTCACCTTCTTTCATTTGATTGCGCCGATTGCAATGCCGAAACACTGGGCAAGGAAAGCGGCGATGATTGCCGCTCCACTTGCATAGAGTGCCATGTCGAGCATTCTCTTGATCTTCGAATTGAGATGGCGGCGTCTTCTGCGCTGTTCCATTGGATTCACCCCCTTTCGATGCGCTCTGCCAGCTCGTCGAGCGTGATGCCCGCGAATTCTGCCAAGAGCTTTGGATTGATGTAGTATGTGTACCGCTTGCCGGGTGGTACGAGCTTGACCGCTACGCCTATTGGCTCACCGTGAGTCTTGAGCAAGCCGCGCTGCAATCCGATTCGCACGAATTGGTCAGACTTGCCGATGACGCGGGCGGCGTCAGCAGGTGAGATTTTCATCGCTATCACCTCAATCAGTCAGCCAGTGCGTTTCTGCACCCTTCTGTACAATCGGTAATAAGTAATCGACATACCACTCGAAATTCTGAACCTGTTTCTTGTGGTTCCCTCTCGCGTGATCTTCAACAAACTCGCCATTCTCGCCTTGGCGTTTCTCGATGCCCTTAATCTTCAAAATCTTGCCGAGTTGTGTTGCCCACGTTGTCGGCTTGCCGATTTGCTTGCAGAACCAGCCGAGCGGTTGACGTTCCCGCCCGCTCTTAGGCATTGGCAGGATGTTCTCGCCTGCAAGCATATTGCCAGCTTTTGCCATCATGACATCTTGATACGTCTTAACGCCTGACATCTTAGCAATCTCCATCATCATTTTCGCCTGCTTAGAAATCGAATTACGAAGCATCGCTTCTGCTCGCATTTCCTTTGCCTTGTCCTGCTCGGTCTGCGGGACGTGGTAGCCGCCCGTCTTGCGGATTGCTGGCAGGACTTCCGAGGTCACCCATCTTTTGAACTTCTTCGCCGTCGGCAGCTTGCTCGAAAGCACGAGACTATAGAGGCCTGATTCATTGATGAAAACTGGATACTGGTCACGCCCCAGAGAGTCTTTGATGGATGGGGTCGCGTTTTGCGACCCCATCTTTTTGTCGTCGTCATCAACGTGCTTGGCAAGGGCATCTTTTGTATTGCTGTACCCGAGAGCCAAAGCAATATCCTTGCCAACGAACCAAGGCTCGCCGCCGATGTTCACCGTGCGAACCTCGCCAAATTCAGGATTGTTGAAAATCTGCAATTCATTCGTTACTAAGTTACCCATGTCATTCTCCTTTTGTTATTTGTTTCCGCAAAATCATCACGGATAGGATTTGTTGTCTGATAATCACGTTTTCAGGCAAAAAAAATTCTTTGCACATCTTCCATCGTCAGCTTCAGCGTGTCGGCAATGGTACGGATTTCAGAGACTTTGAATTCCGTTTTATTGTGACACTTCTGATAGAACGATGTATCTGAGATACCGATTCGCTTGGCCATGTCGCGGCTAGTGAGCCCAGCACGCTTGATGGCTACCTGTAATTCTATCGTATCAGTCATTCGTACACCCCCTTTAGATGTGTAGCGTGTTCCACAATCACGTCTTAACCTTTGTTGATTGTCAATCACAGGTTCATTATAACCCTGCCGTGCTTGTAAGTCAACATTTTTTTTATGATGAATTTATAAATGTTGCTTCTTGGACACATTTATACTATAATATAGATGAAAGGACGTGATTGTATGGGAATGGGAAGCAGGATACGAGAACGCAGGCGTGAGCTAGGTTTGTCGCAAGATGAGCTTGCCCAGAAGGTAGGCTACAAAAACCGCTCTACCATTGCTAGGATAGAGAGTGACGAGAATGACATTACGCAATCAAAGCTAAAAGAAATAGCTCATGCACTTGAAACGCAAGTGCCGTGGCTACTGTATGGAGATGAGCGGTTCAAAGATTCCAGCTATGTTGATGTGTCCGTTGGGTTTGACACATCTCGTAGGACGAAGCCCTATTACATTGATCCTGATGTTGCAGCCATCGCGAACGAATTGAAAGAGAATCCAGACATGCGCATCCTCTTTGACGCATCGCGCAAGCTGTCGAAGCAGGACATGAAGACGGTTATCAATATGGTCAAGGCCATTACAGACAAAGAGGAATAGCTTATGATCATTACAAGATTCATGGATTTACCGACATCTATCAAAGCATTCTCTCGTAGTAATGCAGACGGCAGCTATACCGTCATCCTCAATACGCGCCTGTGTCGTGAGCAGCAGGAAGAAGGATACATGCATGAGATTGAGCACATCAAGAAGGGCGATTTCGACGCGCTCGACGACGCCAGCGATTTAGAAACGATACGCCACAGGGAATGATTCTATGTATTGTCAAAAAATGTGGAAAAATTTAAATAATAAGAATGCACTTTACATCATGGACTGAATCGCGGTAATAAAAAAATCGCCTGTGCTGGAGACACAAGCGATTTTGCAGACGTGTGGAGACACGTCCCTACCCGACAACACCAGAGACTTGTCCGTCAGGCGGTTTATTTAATTGTCGATTATATTATACCACCTGAATGGCTTATTTGTCATGCACGAAAGGTGGTAATTTTTATGCGCTTACCAAATTCATATGGATCGATTTACAAATTGAGCGGCAACCGCCGCCGTCCATTCGCGGCAGTCATCACGCAAGGCTGGAAGGATGACGGCAAGCCCATCCGAAAATACCTGGGCTATTATCCCACGCGCAAAGATGCCCTCTCAGCACTAGCCGATTACAATGCAAAGCCCTACAAGATTGATGACCACGGTATCACTCTAGCCGCGCTGTACGCCCGCTGGACAGCCTACAGGCAAGAGCGCGATAAATCTATCCCACAGAATTACAAAGCCGCCTACAAGCGCATGGAGCCGCTCTACAGCGTGCCTTTTGTGGACATCACGACACTGCAATGGCAAGACTTGATAGACAGCTGCCCGAAAGCTCCATCAGCGCGGCTCATCAAAGTGCTTGCAAATCTGCTGTACAAGTACGCCGCCCTGCTCGACATCACATCAGATAATCGCGTGACGCCGACAGAGACACCTGCCGTTGCTAAAAGCACAAAGCACAAGCCATTCAGCGCGGCTGAAATCATGGAGCTGTGGAGCCATACGGATGATTTTGCCGCCCGCTACGCGCTAATCATGTGCTATAGCGGTATGCGTCCGACTGAGGTTATCAAGATAAAGAATCAGGACGTACACCTGGATGAGCATTACATGATAGGCGGCATCAAGACGGCGGCGGGAAAGAATCGTCAGATTCCCATCGCGGATAAGATCATGCCATTCATCCAGCAGATGTACAGCCCTGAGCGCGAATATCTGCTTGTCGATGATCTGGGATTCCACCCGCCCACATTGTCATCCATGCGGAATCGCTATTGGGATTTGTCAGGTATTCCCGCTATCAAGAATCACCTGCCACACGACGGACGCCACACATGCGAGACGGCCCTAGATAATGCCCGCGTATCAAAGAAAATCATCCAGCTCATCATCGGACATGCGGGCCGCGATATTGACGAGCGTGTCTACACACACAAGACAACACAGCAGCTTATTGACGCGATCAATGCAATCTGA